AGGCTGGTAGAGCTGTCAGCGAATATCGTAAAGCAGGTATCCAATGTCCTGTATATCTTATGCCATTGGGTGGCAGGTCTGAAGAATATAACCTTAACGTTAAAGAAGTTGCGGAAATATGTATGGAAAAAGGCTGGAGATTCACGCCCAGACTCCACATTAGTTTATTCGGAAATGCCTGGGGAACTTGATAAAGTGACAGACGAAAAAAGACGAGTAGAAAAAGCAAATAAAGCCCTTATAGATATAAATGCTTTGAGAGAAAGGGGTTTTTAATGGAACAATTATTGGCAATTTGGTTGGTTGAATTAGTTTTTATAATTGTTATAACAGGAGCAATTTTATGAAAGATTGGTTAAAAAAAGTTACAGGATTTGATAAGCAAGAAAAAAAATTAGCAAGTCTAAAAAAAGAAGTTGAGGAAGAAGAAAATAAATTACTTAAGAAAAAAGATCCTAAAGCATTAGCAACAAAAAAAGGTGAGCCTTGGGTAAATGTTTTAGATGTTCAGGTTAACAAAGAAAATATAAGAAATGGATTTTTTGAGTTAGATTGGAATAAGCATTTTATTGAGCAATTAATCAAAGAAGGTTATGGAGAAGAAGCAGATCCAGAAGAAGAAATAGTAGATAGATGGTTTAGAGATATAGTATACAATATGTTGCAAGAAGAAGGCCTTGATACTAATCGTAGTGCAGGTTATATCAATGTAATTCCAATTGATAAAGGAAAAAGTCAAGTATCATGATGCGAGATGATTTAATGGTACAACAACAGGTAGAAACACCTTGGCAACATATGGTAGGTGTAATATGCCTTAATTGTACTGGTAGAAAACAAGTAAAAAAAGTTTTGCCTATTCTTTTTACTGTAGCACCTACTCCTGTACATTTTTTAAACACACCAGAAAAAACTGTTAAACGTATAATAAAAAGTTTAGGTATGGTTGATGTAAGGTATAAACGTTTAGCACGAATGACAAAAGACTTCTTGACATGGGACGGAAAAGATGCTAGTATGTTATATGGAATTGGGAAATATGGAAGTGACAGTTATAAATTGTTTTACAAAAATGAAATTCCTGATGATATTGGAGACCATGAACTTAAACGATATGTTAGAGAAGAATTAAATGAACACTTATATATTAGTTGATACTGCAAATACATTTTTTAGAGCAAGACATGTTGTTCGCGGAGACGTAGATACTAAAGTTGGTATGTGTTTGCACATAACATTAAATAGCATTAGAAAAGCATGGAACGATTTTGATGGTTCGCATGTTGTTTTTTGTTTAGAAGGTCGTAGTTGGCGTAAAGACTATTATGAACCTTACAAACGTAACCGTAAAGAAGCAAGAGATGCTCTTACACCAAAAGAACAAGAAGAAGATAAAGTGTTTTGGGAAATTTTTGATGAATTTAAAGACTTTATCACTGAAAAAACAAACTGTACTGTTTTACAAAATCCTCAACTAGAAGCAGATGATCTTATTGCAGGTTGGATACAAGCACATCCTAATGACAATCATGTTATTATTTCTACAGACGGAGATTTTGCACAATTAATAGCACCAAATGTTAGACAATATAACGGAGTAATGAATACTATTATTACTCATGAAGGTTATTTTGATGATAAAAAAAGACAACCTATTATAGATAAAAAAACTGGAGATCCTAAGCCAGCACCAGATCCTGAATTTATGTTGTTTGAAAAATGCATGAGAGGTGATACAAGCGATAATATATTTTCTGCATATCCAGGCGTTAGAAAAAAAGGCACAAAGAACAAAGTAGGATTGCTAGAAGCATTTGCAGATAAACACAAAAAAGGCTATAATTGGAATAATATGATGCTACAACGTTGGACAGATCACAATGGTGAAGAACACAGAGTATTAGAAGATTACAACAGAAACGTTTTATTATGCGATTTAACGGCACAGCCTAAAGATATAAAAGAAATAATTATAAATACTATTTCCGATGCAAGTACAAAAAATATTTCACAAGTAGGTATGAGGCTTATGAAATTTTGTGCAAAATGGGATATGCAACGAATAGCAGACCAGGCATCGCAATATGCTACACCGTTACAAGCAAAATATTTAAAATAATATATAAGGAGAAACATATGAAATTTTTTAACTTTATTGTATGGCTTTTTGATTTTAGTACAATGCCAAATTATAACAAAAGATATCTGGCATACATTGCTTTAGGTATTGGAGGATTATTTTTTACATTATATGCACCAATTTTAACATTATTTTTAATGTTTATTGATCTATCAGTAGATATATTGTTAGGTAAATGGCAAGAGTTCACTATTGAGACAGAAGAAAAGTCTAAAAAAACTCCGCCAACTAGAAAAATGATGATGGAATAATTTAATGACTTTAAAAGCAAAACCTGTATTGGCAGATAAATTTTGGATAGTTGAGAAAGAAGGTGTCAAAATTGGCACACTTAGCAAAGACGACGAAGGATTTGTAATTACACAAAGCGGCAAAATAAATCTGTATAAAAGCGAAAATGCTTTGAAAAAAACTTTTGGCAAAGATTTTTTAATTGCAAGTGTAAAAAAAGAAACAAAAACAAAAGATAAAAAGATATTGTCAGTACATGGATATCCAACAAAAACAGTTCCATTTAACAGTATGTTTGATGTAAATCAAAAATTGCCTTTATTCACCAAAAGTGACAAAAGTAATAGTATCTATTGTGCAGGTTATTATTTGATTAAATTTAACATAAATTGGCTAAAAAGTTTTTGTCCAAAATTAATTACATTAGAAAGAAATCAATATCAAGGTCCTTTTAAAACAGATATAGAAATGAAAGCGGCACTTAAATTATGCAGATAACACCTCTAAATACAATGCCTATTCAGGCTTTTATTCAGCAGGTACAAACCGCAGAAAATAGTAGATCAAATGACGTCAGACTAGATATTAATACTGCAAAAAATTTAGCATTTACTTTAGGTTTAGTAATGGCAAGATTAGAAGGTGAATTAGAAAGTCTTGTATCTCAGAATAAAGGAAGTGCTAATTTACAAGATATAGAAGTAAAAATAGGATCTTCTAATGCAGATTGGAAGTAATTTAAGTTTTCCTACTCAAAAGATGATAAATATATGCGTACATTACTTGGAGACATATATGAGTAGACCTAAACCTACTGTACTATTAGAATACACTAATCCGTCTAATTATAAGATGGAACAAGTGTTAGATGCGGATGCTATATGGGCAGTATTTTATAAAGACAAGCCTTTTAATTTAAAAAGTTCAAATAGTCTTACAAATTATCCTGGTCCTAAATATAAAAAAACAAGTTTTTCAAATCCAGGTCATGCTTTAAATTTAGCAAAAAAACTTAATGAACTATTTAAGTCAGAAGAATTTACTGTAGTAAAACTTACTTCTGGTGAAATAGTAAATGGTTAATAAAATTGCTTATACTAAACTTTTTTTAAAAGAGTTAGGACAATCTTCAAACGAAGAAGCAATAAAAGAATATTTACCATTATGGTGGAAAAATACAAGAGATAAAAAAGAAGGCGGTCTTAGGTTAACTGAGGCAGGTTACGATATATTAGAAAAGATAAATCTGCATACATATACTATTCCTTATCCTAAGGAAATGCCTTTAACAACACAAGTAATAATTTATTTAGATAAGTTTATAGATTGTCCTTACTTTTTAACTAATAAATATATAATTGTAACTAATGAAAAAAAGGCAGTAGAATTGACTTTGTTTAGTGGTGATGTTAGAAAATATGGTTTACGTAAAGCAATGACAAGATCAAAAAAAGAAAATGATTGATTTACACGGATATCACATACACGAAGCATGGAAACATTTTAACAAAGGCATTGAACAAAATTATTATAATAACTATAGAAACAAAGTAACAGTAATAACAGGACAAGGAGTTATAATGCGTGAATTTCCTACATGGGCACAAAATCATCCATTAGTAAAAGAAATTAGGCAACAACCTCACAATCCTGGAAGTTTTTCTGTAATTTTATTAAGGAGGAAATAATGAATAATATTATCGAAACAAATTTTGGAAAAAAAATTGATATTAGCAGAATGGCAAATAGTTCTGCATCAAATATTATCAAGCAAGGTGCATTTTATGTATTTTCAATAAGGCTTTCTGCAGAAGATGTTAGAGAATATTCTTTTACAAACAGAGATAGAGCAGTATCAATGCGTCAAGTTTTGATAAGCCATATGGAACAAAGATTAATAAAAGAAACAAAAAAAGTAATAAACGGTTAATAAAATGATAATAGGCATAGGCTGTGATCACGCAGGTTTTCATTTGAAAGAACGTGTGAATAAATGGTTATTGGAAAATGGTTATAGTATTAGAGATTTTGGAACAACCACAGAAGAAAGTGTAGATTATCCTGATTTTGCACATGCAGTATCACAATCAATAGAACAGGGTGATACCAACATGGGTGTATTAATTTGTGGTACAGGAATAGGCATGACAATGTCGGCAAATAGACATAAAGGTATACGTGCGGCACTTTGTAAAGATGGCAATGCATGTGAGATGGCAAGAAAACATAACGATGCAAACGTATTATGTATAGGTGCTAGGAATACAAATCCAGCGATTTTATTTGATATGTTAGGTTGTTTTTTTAATACTGAATTTGAGGGTGGCAGACATCAAAAAAGAATAGAAAAAATTTAATAAAATTAAAAAAAAGGTTGACCTTTGAGTTATAATGTTCTAATATGTATACATAGGCACTGATAACAATGTAGGGAAAACAAAATGGAAAACTTAGCACTTAGAACTGTCACACCAAATGGTGCAAAAAAGAGTATTTTTAGGGCATTTAAAAAGAAAAGACCACTTTTTATCTGGGGTCCTCCAGGTATTGGTAAATCTGAAATTGTACAACAAATTGGTGATTCATTAGAAGCACCAGTAATTGACATTAGATTGTCATTATGGGAACCAACAGATATTAAAGGTATCCCTTACTTTGATTCAAATGTAGGAAAAATGGTATGGGCATCACCTGCCGAACTTCCAGATGCAGAATTTGCATCAAAGCATAAAAATGTAATTTTGTTCTTAGACGAAATGAACTCGGCGGCTCCGGCTGTGCAAGCCGCGGCTTATCAATTGGTACTTAATCGTAGAGTAGGACAATATGTTTTACCTGACAATGTATTAATTGTTGCGGCTGGTAACCGTGAAGCCGATAAAGGTGTTGTATATAGAATGCCTGCTCCGTTGGCTAACAGATTTGTACATTTAGAACTAGCAGTTGATTTCAATGATTGGTTCCAGTGGGCAGTTGATAACGAGATACATGCTGATGTAGTTGGTTATTTGCAGTTTAGCAAAAAAGATTTATACGATTTTGATCCTAAATCTCCTAGTCGTTCATTTGCAACGCCTAGATCTTGGACTTTTGTA